GGGAAAAGTATTTCAATCGTTCAATTATATTTCAATAATTGGAGGTAACCTACATTTTCAAGTTAGGCTATCTGATTGTCTAACCGCAAGTGGTAATCTCCACTTGTACTAGACACAGTTAGAAGGAAGGTAAGGGCAAGAGATTTAGTTTCACTATTTCTTACGGGCATCAGTCCGATCAGGAGTCAACCAGTTTTTGACCGGTTTGGACCGCTTAGGACCCGATGCTTTCCCCGTAACTTGATTAACAACAGTTCCTTTAACATTGGCTTTTTGTCTCTCAAGCAGTTGTGAAACAGAACGTCTACTTTTCAGCAGGTTTATGAGATTTTTCCAGGCTCCACTATCCTCAAGTTTCACATCCGACGTCACTTTTACAAGTGTCGTCAAAGTAGATTCAAAAGGATCGTATACAGGAGAGGTTTTGTCCTCAATAGTATTAACACCAGGGAAACCGTAAACAGGTGAGAAGTAGATTCGGCTTCTAACGGAGGTACGAACAAAGGTGGATGTCACGATGATATGCAATGCATATATCAGAACCACCCACCCAAACGTATACCGTAGATCCCGTGTTAGCAATAAGTTCATTATAGTAAAATATAATAGTTCGCTTAAGAAACCATTAGTATTATAATATAACATCCCACGTAACGCATAAAAACGTAACATGAGATTGAACTTTGATATTACTTTTATTGTAGCTTTTAAACTAGCAAGCACCGCAATCAGTCAAGGAAGACCAAATACAGTGAATGGTGTGATCAGATTATGTATGGTAGGAATACGAGAGTTTTCTCCACTAAAATCAACGACATATGTTAGGGGTAGCAGGGAAACCTGAGCTACCCAAACTTTGAGGTCATGGAATGCCTTAAATAACTGTCTAACTGCATGGACACGGTCCTGACCGCGAGTTTTGATAGTCTCAAGTAGACTTTTCGAAACTTCGGGCAGATTATAACGGGGATCAGATTTGTAAAATCAGTGGTAAACACCACGGACAAACATTCTCTGAAACATGTTATAAACACCGCGACCACGTAAGTAGTTAGTTATTTTGGGATCCAAGAATCAAAGACCACTCTTAGGTGAAAGAGCTAATAATACACGTAACTTTACTTTAACTGAGATGTCTATTCTATCTTGTTTCTGTACTTCTGATAATTTGGTAAATGAAAGGACTTTTCCTTTTTTACCAGCATTAAAATAGATAGCAGAGACCAGACGGAAAAGAGAATCCCAGGAAAGTAGTGGGATTTGGTACATTCCTTCCTCCTTTCTCTTATAAACCTTGGGTGAGATTAGTTTGACTGGAAACTTCATGATAGGGATGGTAACTCTAACAAGATTTCCCATAAAAGGAGCGTCTTGGATAGGTTTATGATCTCTAGGCATGTTAGGATCCGGTCTACCAGGTTCGAACTGCATGGCAACAAGTTGGTCGGAAACCACCCGATTACGGATATCTTCTTGAGATACCAGTGATTGGCGTGCCGCTACATAACTTCTAGTCATGCGTCTTGTTCAATCCACATCAGCATCAGCGGAAACACCTTTAGGAGGTGTTATCTTGTTGTTGAGGAATAGTGGGAACCTCTTAACCAATAGTTCATAAAGAACAGTAGGAATAAATTCAACAAATCTCATTGCGAGCATTATATTCTTAGCACCAAGAGGACTAATATTAATGTTGTTCATTAAGTAGAGTTGTTTAGCAAACTCAAGTACAGTCCCGTCAAATCCTTTAATGGGATTAATCTCCATACCTAAATAGGAGAAAATCTCACGATAGAATTTGGCAACCTTATCATGTGCCATAGCACCGTCATCTCCGAGGACCATATAAATGATCTTCGATGGATGATAACCCGCACGTTGCGCAGCAATGTGGACAATGACATGATGAGTCAATGCCAGCATCGCAAACGAAGAATAAGCACCCATAGGTTGACCAACTTCATATGAAATTAGTTTTCCCTCTAAGTACCAATCCCGGGCAAGAATGTTCATTCATCC